GTATCGCTGGTTTTATCAGGTGGATTCATCATCGAAACAGGGCTGCCGCAGAGCGTAATTGCGCAATCATCATCAACAAATATTTTTATAATATACGTTCCAGTCGCAGCATATTCATGTGTTGTATATGTGATATTTCCAGGGTAACTCGTAGGCCTCTCACTCTCTCCGTCTCCCCAATCAATCAGAACCCCGTTTGTTGAGGACTGTGCAAACGCAACGTGCACATCACGGCGCACCTCACTCGCAACCTCAATCTCCAGCCTCGTTGCTCCGTCATCGGTCGTATATAGCGCCCCGATATCTGCCATTTCAGCATTGGCCTTAACCTCTTCAAGGGTGTAATTCCACCCCTGAAACACCAGCCCGGAATGTTCCGGCGGCGTTGGTAATGTCGTCAACGCCTTCGCCTCTGTCTCGGTATATGAGGCAATGAGTGTTCCGTCATAATCAAAAAAATTAACATCTTTCTCTCTAATTTCTTCTGCCGGTGCACTGCCTCCGCCTGTCTGTATACTGTCAATCTCTGACACAAAACCGGAGGGGAATGCCAATTTGTCTTTTTTTCCCGTTTTTTTTCTGATTGAATCGGCAATAGATGTGAGGGATGTTTCCTGAACTGTTAATATATCGCTCATTAGTATGTTCCCTCCTCTGCTGCGGCAATGGTAATATCTATCTGCTCGGTTCCGTCATAGGAATATTTTTTGCCGCCAATTGTAATGTTTAAAGCCTGCGCCTGGGCCGGCTCGGCTGGCTCTGGGATTTCTACGGTTACAGGACTTTTGCCGTCATATGTGTATGTATTGGCGCCATATTTGATTGTCAGAACCTGGTTATCTGTTACTGCCGGGATTGTGAGGGTTACCGCCTCTGTTCCGGTGTATATATATTCCTGGTCTCCAATTGTGATTGTCAGCGGCTCGGATGCTGCCGGGGCGCCGCCTCCTCCGGTATTGATTGGAATCTCAATTGCGGTTTTGCCGTCGTATGTATATGTGGTTCCGTTTACTGTGATTGTGAGCGTCTGCAGTGAGACTGTACCGCCTCCACCGCCAGAACCACCGCCCTGCAATAGTGCTATGAGCGCTTTAACGATATTGACCGGCTTTCCCTCGCTATTCAAAAAATCCCCTGTCATTGGGGCAATATATCGCATATCATATCTTTCATCGGATTCTACGCCGCCGCTCAGATAATCAACCCAGTTAACCGGGTTTCCGTCTTCGTCTAACATAGTTCCATTTTTTGGCATCATACTCATCGTACTCTATTACCTCCTGCATCATAGACCTCGCAGAATGCCGGGATTTCCTCATCCTCGTCAACCTTTGATTGGTAACAAATCATATATAGTGTTCCGTCTGTCAATAATCCGGCGGACTTCTTTTCTTGATATTCCGTCATAGTAAGACATTCAAATTTTGCCATAATAAAAATCCTCCTTATAATTTCTTTCTTATTTATAATATGCGAAATTTTTCTTTTTTTGAAAAACGAAAAAGAACCCGGCAGTCTCCCGCCGGGCTTGGTTAGTCATCATGCATCATATGTGAGATACCGGCCGCTGTGAGAGCTTGGCGCTGGTCCTCCCTGGTTTTCTGCATTGCAGATAAGGCCGAATGCATATCGCCGTTGCACCTCGACTCAGGGATTCTGGCGATGGCGTTGGCGATTGCTATTGATAAATCGGATGTGCCATCCAATGAATTTAAAATTATTTTCAGTAGCGCCTCTTGCCGTTCTTCATGCTCCCGCCTCTGTTTTTCTTGTCTATCAGTTACGCTTTTCACGATACCAAACGCCGCCGCAACAGCACTAATGATGCTGCATGTTACCGTTATTGCAGTTATGAGTAATTGTTCCATCATGCCTCCCCGCCTGCTTTCTCTAACTGCAGGTGAATAATTTTGTAATCATATCTTCCATTGCTGTCTTTCTCGGTTGATTGCCCGATTGCATATAAAATGCCGTTTTTCTCATCTAACCAATACTGCCCGGGTTCATTGAAATAATCCGGGGCAATATCGTAATCACCCAATGCAGGTATGCCGTTTTCAGCCGTCCATTCATAGTCAAAATTGCTTGCACCCTCCGGTGTTGTTCCTCTGAATAGAAAGCCGATTTTGTCGGTGCTCCGTCTCCTGAGCAGATAGTAGTAACCGCCATAATAAAATACGTTTTCCGGGATAGTGTCCAGAGTTGAGTTATTATAACCATCTTGATTATACAGTGTGCTTGTCGCTGTTTTTGGCTTTACGGTTAGATATTGCTTACTGTTATGTATTGAATAATATGTAACATAATCTCCAGCCATATAGAACCGGCGGGCCTTCTCCGCGCTCGTGTAATTGATGATTCGCTGATTGCTGCTCATCAAATCCCGGATATATGTACCGTCTAGCGCCCTTTCGGTGATTTTTCCGTATGCGTTAGGACCGCTGCCGCTGATATATGCACTCTCTGCACACACCATCGATTCACCACATACTGCCAGCACCGCATACCCTGTATCGGTGATGAGGTTTCCATCTTTGATATATGCCAGCATTGGCGGGCGGGATACGGTCTCGGCCTGCTCTGCTCCCTCTATGTAACCCATAGGAAAATGCATTGGAATCATTCCGCCACCGCCGTTAAAATTCGGTCTGTTAGGGTGAGCGAACAAATAATTTGACATCTTTGAAAATATGCCGCCCCATTGCTCCTCGGTATCAGTCAACTCAGGGGCGAATGTGTGACAGATGAAACTTTCGGCAGTTTCCCCGCCCTCTATATACCAGGCGGTTTCGCTTTCCACAATTGCGCCATCATTTAACACGTTCACACCGTACAGCGGCGTGTCATTCCATAGAAATGATGCACTTTCATTATCATCAAGAAAATTTGAAAAAGAAACTGTAAAAATATTCTGACCGTGAACGTTGAAAAATTTTGCTTCTTTGTCGGTTCCTCGGCTGATTATATACGGGCATAACAGGCCGTTTTTGGTAAATCTATAGTACCTGAGCGTTGTATCGGCCAGCTGCTCGCTTGCTCGCTCCCAGATGAGGCGGGCGCCGTGGTAAATTTGTTTGATATTATCCGGCGGCAGAATCTTTTTGCCGCCATAATACATTGCATATTTCATCTTCCCCGCCTCCTTTAACTCGTGCTGTCGTCGTATACGTAGTATATTGTATCCGCCCTTTTCTCTTTGAGCGCCGCGTAATCGCTCTTTGATAGAACTTTATGGGCTCGCAATTTTGTGAGGTTTGAGCCGTCTGAGATAAACGGCATCTTTGCGCTAGTTTCATTTGCCAGAACATTTGCGCTTCTTACGCCGTAGTCTAGCTCAGAAACGCATTCATTATATGGTGAGTTACTGGCGCTGTACTCGCATTGTATAGCCTGCCGGCTTATAAATGTAATCGTTCTTTGCATGATATAGGACCGTACCATAATCGCACCGTTCTTTCTTATATGCAGCACTGAACCCATTGGGATTGTCGGGTCTGCATATGTCTTTATGTTGTACTCTTGCTGGTAAAACTCTTCCCCATTGGTTAGACACATCTTACTCGTATCAAAGAGCCCTGCCGGCATATTTGCCGCACTGTATGCAAAATTTGGAGTTCCGTACTCATCGCAACCATACTTTTCATTGATGTAATCCTGGTTGCCGATTACCGGGCTGTTCTTAATTGTATACCAGTTATTGAAATAATCCTCCTCCGCCGTTGTATCTCCCGTAACATAAAAAATATTGACTCTTGGTTCAGATGTAAAAAACTTCGGCAGCCATACGTGACCGGCGCTGTATCTCAGTTTATCAGGGTCATATGTATCAATGCAGTAGCATTCTGTGCCGGTTTTACTGTCCTGAGCCTCTATGAATCTCAAATTGCCCTCTCCGTCTACTATGCCGAAACGCTGCAGGCATAATGCAAAATCACGTAGCAAATCAACGCCGTTTTCAGTCGTAATGTCCTGATTATCCGGGAAAAATACTGCATCAGATATTGCTGGCAGGTCTTCATCGTGATAAATCAGTAACCCCAATTGTGCCCCGATTTGGTGTATCATTTCACGCCAGGTAAAATGCTTACCGTTCTCTTTTGCAATCTTTACTGTTTCTGAAAGCCAGCGTGCAATGTTGTTATTTCGTACTCTGTATAGTCTATCATACGCCGTAACTTTCCAATGCTGCGGCAGGCTGGTCGGCTCTGCCGTTTCAATATAACCTGTAAAAAGCGCCGTTTCCTCGCTGTTCAAGCTCTCGCTTAATACACCATCTTTGTATACAGTCGGCGTGATTGTCAACTGAATCTTGCCTTCCGGGGCACTGTCTTTCAGCGCATCCGCATAACATTCAAAGGTTAGTTGTGCCGAATTAAAACCGCCCCAGAGAAAATAGGGCTCGCTGCATAGGGTCTGTTTCAACTTTACGCTCTTTCGCACCAGATTGTAATGTGTGAGGTCATCAAACTTCTTGTCCAGTGATTTTATCGTGATTATAACCGGGTTTTCCCGGACATAATCCGGGGAAAAATGCATATTGTTGTAAATCTTATCAGTCAACGCTGCTCACCTCCCGGAATATGAATTTTACAGGACTATAATAGACATGCTCCGGGCTCGTTCCCTCTATAGTAAAGTTGATATCCTCCAGTGTAAAATCCTTATCTATTACGTATTCTCCTGTTCTCGGGTCATAGTAATCCAGCATATAGGAATCTTTATTTAATCCAGCCCCGGTATGCTTTGCCGTTTCTAACGCCTCAAGAATTTTTGCAATCTCTTCCTCAGTCAATAGATTCGGCTTGCCAGGTGTTTCAAATGAAATTTCAGTCTTTTTACCAATTGAATAAATTACGTGCCGGACGTCATTGTAATCTGTCCAGTCGTCAATTTTTTCTTTATTTGCAGAGACCTTATATGAACCGGGGGAAATATATCCCCCGTCTTCCGCTTCGTCCAGTCTCAGCTGTCCAATCCTCAGAATATAGCCTTTATACATATCACTCACCACCTCACTTTCGCATACCTGTAATGCGGTAGCTGCTCGCCTGCCGCTTTAGTGCTGCGGCGCTTACGTCCTCGCTGTCCAGATACACCTTAACCTCATTTTGAATCTCCGGTCTAATAGTTAAATCCGCCATAGATGCACCAATGCCGCGGTCGCTCTGCACCTCACTTCTTAGTGCCTGCTTACGGCTTCGGTCCTCCTGTATCTGGCTGTAACCGGTAGTAAGAACATTCTTCATTGCGTCTGTAAAATCCCCGCTGAAATTCTCGTCCTGCATTGCCGCTTTTGCCTGCTCTATCGCATCCAGCAGCCCCTGTGTGGACTGAATGCCGAACTCATACCATGCATTGTATCCATCGGTGACACCTTCCATAATGTTTTCCGTGTATGCCTGCATAATGTCGTCAACCTTCTCATTCGTCCCGCTTGTATAGCTGCTGAACTCGTCAAACTGCCTTTGGAATTGCTGCAATTCCGCGTCAGATGTCCAGGTTGCCAGGTTGTGTACATATTCCAGCCCGCTTTGGCCCTGCTCGGTCAGATAACTCAAAAACTCATCAGATAACCCGCGCTGACTCAGACTCTTTAACTCATCGGCATATTTTCCCATGATATCCAGTGATATCTGCGCGTTTTTCTCCATCTGCCCCTTGCTGGATGACGTGTATATATCCATGAGGCCTTCCGTATCACCAAAAAGAGAAAAAGACGAAAAAGCATTTTTAAGAGAGTCTTTAAAATCCTCTATATTTTGCGCCGCCGCGGTTAATTGTGACTCTATTGCTGCAGAAACATCTGCGCTTTGAATATTCCCTGCGGCATCTATATAGGCGGCTGCGGTATCCTCTACGGCATCACTTAAACTCTCACTAGCCTTCGCGGCCTCCTCATCAGCCTTTGCCTGCTCTATAATCTTCGTCGTCAGGCTGCCGCTTTTGTTTACATACAGCCCGTAATCCTCATATAATTCTTTGCTGCGGTTGTCAAAATCCTCAACTGTCTCGGATGTTTTGGAATACTGTTCTTCTGCCTTTTTCAACTCGGCTGTCGCCTCTCGCTGGTTCTGCAGGTAATCAGTCATTTCCTCATTGGCGGCGTTGAGCTCTTTTGTCAGTTTATAGTTACCGCTGAAATCATTGAATTTGGCTTCGTCCTGCCTTTTTTCAATCTCTTTGATTTTTTCTTTTTGCTCTTTTATCTTTTTGTCAGACTCATCCAACGCAGACTGTGCCTGTGCCCTCGCAATCTCCGCATCTGCTTTTGCCATGACATAGGCGTTTCTCTTTGCGGCAATCGCTGCGGCAATGATTTCCTGGTAGGACTGAACCATAGTATCCTTTAATGTCTCAAAATCGGACGCTGACAGCTCCAGAATTTTGTTAGTATCTCCGATATATTGGTTGAGTTCCGGTATGGTGCCGCTCAGTGTCTCAATCGCATTGTTTAACTGGAATGTTTCGTACTCCGTTAGTTGTGTCTTACTTCTAGCCTGTTCTATAATATCAATGTAATATTTCACAGTCTCGGCATTTGCCATACCCTCAGCATAATCTGTGTCTGCCTGATTGATTGTGTTTTGTACCTTATCATTGGCCTTCTCAACCTGGTCAATAAATAGGTCCAGCTCGCTTTCCTGCTTTTGTATTGCATCTGTGATGCCGTTTAAGCCGTCTGCAATGCCATCAAACATATCTGTGAGCGGCCCTTTTATGTAATCATATACCGCATCGCCCAGGCCGTTTGCGGCACTGCTGGCGCTGGCCATGGCTCCTTGTAAATTATCGGACATCGTTTCTGCCATCTGCTCGGCTGCTCCGTCGCAGTTTTCCAGCTCTTCGCGGTAGCCCCTTACATTGCCCATACCCTCCTGCATCACCATATTGACGCCTTTAATTGAATCATCGGTAAAAACGGCGCTTAATGCCGCTGAACGCTGTGCATTACCCATTCCTTCCGTTGCTGCCTCTACATCTGACATAATGTCTATGAGGTCACGAAAATCGCCGTTAGAATCCTGAACGGCAATTGAGGTATTGCCAATCTGGATTGCCCCGTCCTTCATTTTGCTTGTGATGTCGCGCATCGTGGCGGATAAAGAGGTCCCCGCCTCACTTCCCTTACGTCCCTGATTGGCATACGCTTCAAGTAAGGCCGTTACGGTCTGTATAGACTGACCGGCCGCGTTTAATGATGCCGCACTGTTCTTATATGCCTCGCCAAACTGCGCCGTTGTGGCGTTGCTGTGGCTTTGTGCATATGCCAGCATATCGGCCATTTTTCCGGCATATTCAGCACTTAAACCGAATGCCGTTAAATAATCCGTCACCATATCGGACGCCTCTGCCAGGTCCATTTCTGACGCGGTCGCCAGGTTGATTACACCCGGAATTGCTGCCAGCTGCTGACGAACATCCCAGCCGGCCAGCGCCATATAACCGAAAGCGTTGGAAATATCTTCAGCATTGAAACGCTTTGAAATCCGTCCCAAATCCTCGGCGGTAGCCTTTAACTCACGCATTTCTGCATCGGTTGCACCTGACAATGCCTGTACCTTTGATAAACTGGATTCCAGGCCGCTTCCAACCTCTACGGCATATTGTGCACCCTGTTTTAACCAGTCACAGACTTTTTCAATGCCGGCTGTTGCGATATTACCGCCGACAACACCGGCAAAAACGTTCATTGCACCGCCTGCGGCGTCTGCTGCCTCTCCTGACTCTGAAACGGCTTCCCCGAACTCATTTATACTATGAGAGCATCCATCCGCGCTCTCTCTAGCCTCTTCAATATATCTCGCATAACGGTCAACCTCTGAACTGGCCTCACGCTCGGCCGCCTTCGCATCCTCCAACGCCTTCTGAAAATATGCGGTTCTGCTGCCGCATTTTTCCACCTGCTCGGAATAATCAAGGTATGACTGATATGCCTTATCTGCTGCCTCCTGCTGCTGGTTTATAGCATCGGCTGATGCCTCGCCGCTGTCTTTCATTTCCTGTAAAGACTCTTCGGCCTTTTTGTATGCCTCCAGCATCTGCAGCATGGTTTCTTTCGTTTTTTGCTGTGCCTCTCGGCTCCTGTCGTATGCGGTGGACATCTTTTCCACCTGTGCTTTTGCGGTGGACTGCATCTCCCCGTATTTTTCCTGGACGGCGATTAATGCCTCCAGACTGTTAGCATTTCCAGCATATGAGGCCTGAATGTTCTTCAATGAAGAATGCATTGCGGCCAAGGATGAGCGGCAGTTTTTCACTGAACTTTTGAAAGCATTCTCACCGTCAAGTTTTATGATAGCGCCAATCGCGCGCTTTTTATTCGCCATATCTAAACCTCCATCTACAACACACTCAGGCTTTCAACCTTTCGCGGCTCGGCAAATAATGCCTGTCCTGCGGTCATGTTGTGTATTTTCTTATACGTCTCAAACAAATCACACCACCGGCCAAAATATAGCCGCCGCACCTGGTCATAAGTAAAGCCCATTCTCATTCCCCACAGATAAATCCACTCAAAATCTATATGCGGGTCAGGGTCGCTTACTGGTGGCTCGTTTCGGCGGGCGGCTGCTGTTTTGGGGCTCGCAATGACCTCATGACTTCGCCATATATAGTAGCAGACACTGTGAAAATAGACTGGTCGCACCGTCTGAAAATTTCCCTTGGTGTCATTTTTTCAATTTTGTTTTTGTGGTTTTCGTTATATACCTCAATGCCCTCACTAATCATACGCGGTAATGCATACACCAGCGCATGAGCATCCGGCAGCCAGTCCTCGCGAACTGTCTTAAAATCAATCTGCCCGTCGTCATTTAACGGGGCAATTTTGCTTATAAAATCTTGTATTGTGCCAAATTCGTCCTGCAGCTCCTCCAGGACTCCAAGGTTACACATCATCGGGATTTTATCCCCGCTCAGTTCAATTGTCGTTAAGTCCATTTTGTTCTTTTCTCCTTATAAACAAAAAAGGCGGGAAAGAGGCAAAAGAGCCTCTGCCCGTCTTTGTGTAAGTTACGCAGCCACAATGCCCGCTTTAGTTTTTAGCCAGGAGTAGGCTTCGTCCTCAGTATCAAACTGAGCCTTTTCTCTCCATGTTTTATCCTTTGCTCCAACTGCAACACCAGAAATTTTCTGTGCCGTAAAGGTAAGTGAGTCATTCTGTGTTGTGTAAGAGTCTTCGCCCTCTGTAAAGAGGACTTTTGGCAGCCAGCAGGCTGTGTAAACGTCGTGCTCGTCGTCTATTGCCTCGCATCCAACAAAACCATATCCAACGTAATTGGACTTATCGTTTGTCTTTGCTGTCTCCTCTTTCTTTGATGTGTCAATTGTATGACCAAAAAGCAGCTCGCCAGCAGCAAGCGGGATTGTCTTAATCTCGGCTGTTACATCGGCCTGTTTAAACAATTTTCTGTGAATACCAAGGCGGTTATCACAGTAAAATGAGCCTTCGGAAAACGCCGGGGTTACACTAGTTCCAGCTGCCTCTAACTCAATCGCTTCAGAATACTTCTCGGTCTCGCCGTTATATTTTGCAATAATCGGCTTTGAAATTCCAAAATATGCCATAATTCTTTACCTCCTCACGCTGTGCTTTAGCGTGTTAAAGTTTAATATCTGCTGAAAATAGCAGAACTGTTCTTTTCGTTTCGTCTTGCATATCAATGCCAACCAGCGGCTCGGTGAACCCCTCGGTGGTCATTAAATCTATAATTTTCCACATAACAGCATCATAGCTTTTATCAATCGGCTGTATATATGAAAGTCTCACATGAGCAATGCGGGCATGCGCTCTATTGTCTGCGAAATTAGCAGGCTCTACATCGTCCACCTGGTAAACGCAGAACTCGGGCTCCTCTCCCTCATACTTATGAATTCCATATGGGACGCCAAGCTGTTTTGCAATACTGCTCAATTTTTCAAGCGGTTTTATCATTCGTCATCACCCCATATTTCAGATAATGCCCTGTCAAATTCGTTCTCCATCGCGTTCAGTACAGCGTTTTCACTGGCTGCAATTGCCTGTGTGATTACGTCGTATGCGGGGATAGCATAGCCAATAACTTCCTTTCCCTTATACATACGCTTATACACTTTGCCTCCTCGGATTCGTATGTACTCGCGGTTTATCAAATATATCATTTTGTCCGGGTTTGATTTGTCTCCTGGCTTTTCATTTCCGGTTGTGGCCCTGTATGCCAAAAACCAGCCTCCGGCGCTGTTCTGAACTGCTCCGGTAGATTTCAGGCTTTTTTGTAACGGCCCTTTATGCCTCAACATTTGCGTGTCCATTGCTGTTATGATATGAGGCTCGGCAGCACTTAACAGCCGCTCGCCCAGTTTTACATTCTGCATCTGGTCCATCTTTGCTTCTAATTCTGCAAAACCCGTTATCGCAAAATTGCCGTTATTTCTTTGGTCAATGAGGATATCGCCCTCTTGCCTTACACCCTTCTTATAAGCCATTATTAAACCCTCTTCCGCTTTGTCTACGTGTACAATCAAGAGAAACCCCGCCGGATGATATCGTCGCCTGCTGAATGTCGTACTCCTGACCGTCAGACTCATCAACTAGAATTGACTGACCCTCATAAAAACGCGTCTCAAAAATAAGAGAGATATTATACCCGGCCTGGCTCGCCTGCACCTGCTCGCGGCGTGTAGCCTCGCGGGCGGTTGCCGGTATCGCCTCCTGCCATTTAATATCTTCTTTTATGAAACCCTCTTTGTCGCGCTCTGCCGCAGCAGAGACCGGCAGTTTTATTGATGTCATCCGTTTCATAGCAGTCCCTCCATTGTCGCGCCCTCTTTTTCCAGGGAAAGACGGAATACCTTCCTCTCAAATTTCCTCAGATGCCAGTCTGCATCCTTCGTCTCCCCGGTATCTCCACGCAATTCATAACAGACATAGTGAGCAATACATGAAATGACCGGGGCGGCGCCCTCGTCTATGACAGACTGTGGAACGCCTCCCGTTCGCATCTCTATTACTGCATCGTCTATCAGGTCAGATATCCTCTCGTCATAGACTGTGACGGAATCCGGGATGCCGGCGGTCGTTTTGGATTTTTTTAGTGCTTTATTTTTAAATTCTTCAGTCATGCCGGCGCCTCCTCGGGTTTGTTATTTAATCTCGGTGTCGAAATGCGCGTAGATATAGGCATCGGAATCATTAAGAGTGATTCCCTCTCTTTCGATTGCCCTGAAAAACGTCAAATCGTTTTCGTATGCGCTTGTATCTCCGACAGTAGCGGTATCAGATGCCTTGATTGACATTGTCTGCTTGTCAAAGATTGTGAATGCGGTCTTAAGGTCACCTACGATGAGAGGCGCATAATTTTTGCCGCCATCAGTCACGTTTGGCATAATCTCTTTCGGAACTACAACAACCTGAATGAGCAGCGCACCAGCAGCAATAATCTGTCTTGTTGGCTGTGTTGGGTCTGGCTGTAAAAGCGGGCGGCCGTTTGCATCCTTCATCTCGCAGAGAATCTGTTTGCCGTAGTCATTAGTAATGATTTTTGCATTTGCGTTGTATGCAGAACCAAGAATGATATTCACCAGTTTTGTGAGACCATCGCAGTTCTTAGATGTTACAACCTCATATTTTACAGTATCGGTTGAGGCATCTTTCTTACCGTCAGCAAGAGCGGTTAATACCATCTCGTTTCGTGTAGCTCGGGACATCTTACCCAGTCTCTCAACCAGCAGATTTGTAACGTTTGAGTCACTATCGCTGATTTCCTCGGATGTTGCAGGGATGATACCTGCATATTTATCAACCTTGTATGTTTTTCTCTCATACTTTGCAGCAGCAGCCAGCGGGATTTTTCCGTTTTCCGGAACCTTTACAAAACCCTTAACTTTTCCCTTTTTCTCGTATGTGTATTCACCAGAACTAAAGCGGGTTTTCTTCTCCTCTACTAACTGGCCAAGGTTAAATTCAGCCTCGCGGTACTGACGAATTCTTGTACTAATCTCGTGAGGAACCAGATATCCGCCATCTTCGCCGGTAGTAGTCTGAAGGCCGGTATACTCATTCTTAAAGCCTCTTCTTGCAGCGTTTGCAAACTTGGTTTCTACGGAATCCTCAGGATTTGAGAGCGGCTGCGGATTTGTCAGCACTGGAACGCCTGCCTCTTTCTTTTTCATAATATTGTACTGTCTCTGCATCTTCTGCAGTTTTTCGTTAGCTTCCTCTGCCTCATCCAGCGTATCCAGATTTGCTGTGAGTTTATCTACTAACTCGGACTGTGCTTTAATAGCATCACTTAACTCTAACAGTTCCTTATTCATCTTTCTTCTCCTTTCCCTTCCTTGGGATATAAATTTCTGTTCTATTCATTATATTTTCAATAGAACAATATGGGCGCACATTGCCCGAAAATATAGGCCGCATCTTCGGCCTTACTTATAATATGACAAATAAAAATGATTATAAAAAACGGTGTTCTGATATACAACATGCAATGTTATATATCAGCTTCTCCACCGGTAATCATTACGCCAGGGCTCTGCGGACCTTTTTATCGCGTAACAGTCTTATCGCTTCTTCAAAACCGTCCTTACTGAACTGATTTCTACCAATAATAATATCCCTTTCGCCTCTCGCTCTATCCATCAGATGAGCAATACGGAATTTTATTTCTTCAGCATCCGCTTTCTCTTTACAGGCAGTCAATACTCTTCCGCCATATATTCCGCCATCTCCACCGTATAGAACGACATTAAATTCTCCCTTATCATCAGGCTGTACTCCAACACCGAACACATTTTCGGCAACGATATATTCATCATAGTCTGTATGAATTAGCTTCTCTCTCACCTCCTTTTACAATTCAATTCTATCCAATCCGACCTTTAGAGCCACGGCTCTTGCAGACTTTCTGAGCATTTCAGCCCGCTCAATCTTTTCAGCCTTGAGTTTCGCCTCTTCCTCTACTTTCGCCTCTTCTGCGGCCTTGGCTTCGGCAGTCTCTTTCTCTTTTCTTTTTGCGTTTTCTATTTCTTTTCTTGCTATCTCCCTCATTTCTGGGGTGAGTAGTGATTGGTAGGCAGAATTTGTAATTTCAATTGCCTCATCTTTGATAATTTCATCGACAAAATGTAATTCAACGCAGTCGTTGGCATAGAACCAGGTCTCTTCCTGCATGAGTTTTAACACTTCCTCTTCACTCTTGCCGGTCTTTAATACATATGCCTGAGCAATAGACTTATCGGTTGTTCTTAAAATTTCAGCAACCTTTTCCATATCACTGGCATTTCCTGCTGCCCTGGTGGACGCACAATGTATCATAATCCTGGCAACAGGGCTCATTCTTACAACATCTCCAGCCATTGCAATCATGCTGGCAGCTGAGTATGCCTCGCCCTGTATATCACAGGTTACTTTATGACCGTTTGCTGATGCTTCACGCAATGTTGAATAAATTTCGCTTGCCCCTGAAACACTACCGCCCCGTGAAGAAATTTTAACTTTAAGTTCTTCATCATCATCCAGTGTATCAACTACGCTTTTTATCTGTGACGGGCAGGTATAATTAATTCCAAAAAAGTCTAAAAACTCGGTATCGTCATCTACTGCAATTTCACCTCTTACATATACATCCTTCATTATTTTTTACCTCCGCTTGTCTTGCTCTTATATGCGGCTCCTGCCTCCGAAACCGGAACATATGAGCCATTAATCAGTAATGTGTCACCGCCATCAATATGCGGTTTATCCAGGTAATCTCGCGCCTCATTATTCGTATAGATACCGCCCTGTACAAAATTCTTCAGCACATTAGACTGTGCTTCGGATGACATTCTCAGAATGGCCTTTTCATTGAATTTGTAATAACATCCATTTCTGTACTCGTTCGGCATTAGAATTTTTGAGTTAATTTCTTCCTCATACATCTTAAGCCTGAATGCGATTGCATCCAGGAATGATAATTGGGCCGATTCTACTGTGTTATAGTGAAATTCAGAGTACAAATTTAAGGCATCCGGTTTCACGCCAAAAGCGGCGGCTATCTGCAGGCTCGAAAACTGTCTGAGCTCCAAAAACTGGTTATCAACTAGCGAATTTGTGAGAGGCTGAATTTCTAGGCCTTGCGGAATCGGGACAATTTTTCCCGCCGCTTGCGGTCCCATAAGGCGGCTTGCAAATTTCTTTTCAATCTGCTTTATCCTCTCATCGTCCAAACTTGAGGCATACTGCATGACCATTTTTGCAGAGAGCCCATTACTAAATAAATTTCTGAGAAATTTATCTGCAGCCTCTTCTCCGTCTATCATATACACCAGGTAATACCTCACCGGCAGGCCCATCAGGCCATCTTTGGTGAACCAGTTTTTAAAATGCATAATCTCGCTTGCTCTATAAATATGCGTCTCCCCATTGTACGGGTTTGCATACATATATAGAATATTTCCCTTTGTACCTGTAACACCCTTTCCAATGTCGTCAATTATAGGCTGCACACAGGCATTATTTAGAGGATAAATCCCGCGAATGTTGTAAGTTCCGCCATATTTTTCATCTAACATTTCGCCATCTATCAGGGCATATGAATTCCCGTACTGCTGACAATTTGACTCCATAAGGCTCCAAAAAATTGAGGCCGTCATGTAATCATTGGGGCGAACCGCTAACAGCTTATATGCACTCGTTTTCTCCGGGATGACAATACCGTTTCTTGTCTCCTGGTAGTATTTGAGCGGCATTTTACCAATAGCCTCCGAAAAATTCTTTATACAGGTATAATATGTAACCTGTGACATCTCACCGCGCTGCTCGGCGTAGTTTTCTTCATCCCTGCCTGTATCAAACAGCGAATCGCCATCCTCAGCATCTCCGTCATCAATCGTCAGGCTGTTCTTTATGTAATCCCAGGCCCTTTTTATATTTCTATTTATGTTCACTTTTTACCTCCTTCTGTTACCAATCGGCAGACAGCCATGCGTCAATTGACGCCTCCATACGTTTTTGTGATGCTGCAATTTGATTAATGCGTCTTGCCAATTTAAACGCATTTATCAGAGCATCTATGATATCAATTCTTTCCGTCTTTTTTCTTTTATCAATTTTGATTTGGTCGCCGTTGTATTGCACAATCGCATTCACCATGCAAAAATTCATGAGCATATCGGGGGTATAGATGATACGTTTTTCATAGACATTTTCCCTGAAACTCTTGGTAGGGTCTGAAAGTGAACTGTAATTTTGCGATACATCATATACGGTGTAGCCGTCATCTGACAGAGTTTGCATGAACATCGCGCAATTCCAGGAATCACACGCCCAACAGTTAATCTTTAGCCCCAATTTTTTGCAAAAATCAATTGTCCATTTCATTATGAATGCTTGTCCAACTGTTTCAGTATTCGTAACGGTTAACAACCCTGCCTGGAGCGCTGCCGTATAATTGAACTTGTCACTTAACTCCCTTTCTCGCAATTTCGCCGAATTCGGGATAAATGAATGTTGCATGACAATATATTTTTCTATCGGCTGCCCGTCTACATCCAGGTCTGCGGGG